GGTTTGTCGCCTACAAAGGCGGCTTGGGAAGATATTGCAATTGAAAATAAGTTACTTTCTCATTTGTCAGGTACTTTGGAAAATGAAGCTCGTCCTGACGCAATGATTACACCAGATGAACCTATTGGCGAAGATGGTGCAGCACTTTGGGAAAAATCTTTTCGTCTCAGATATGGTCGTGGTAAATCTGGTGGAATTTGGGTTGCTCCTGAAAAAGTAACATTTACTCCGCTTCAGTGGCCGATTCGTGATATTGCCAGATTAGACATTCAGAAATGCTCTAAACTATCAATTGCAAATACTTTTGGCGTGCCAATGGCATTGCTAGAAGCACAGTCAATTAATAGAGCTACATTAGAAGCTGCTCAGATGCAGCATGGTCGATATGCTATTAGACCAAGACACGCAAAAATTACTGGCAGACTTAATAGCCCGCAATTTATTAATCGTTGGGATTCTAGTGGGCGGCTTTTTCTTTGCTTTGATGATCCTGTACCTGAAGATGAACAACTTAAACTACAGAAGAATGTCGGGCTTAAACAGGCCGGAATCATTACAGCAAATGAGGCGAGGGAAGATTACAGACTTCCACCGCACCCAAATGGGGATGAACTTGAAACCAGTAATGTTTCCAACGAGAAACGTGAACAAGCCAGAACCAGTGGCGAAGCAGAAAAATAATGATTCAAGCACAAGTAAATGTAAAACTGACTTGGAATATACCTCCGAACGGTCAGGGTAGATTTTGGCAGCGATTTAATAAAGAAGTAAATGATGCTGCTAAAGAATCTGCTAAGTTTTATTTGTTCTATCTCAGAAACTTACTTGCAATTTTAGTCGGTCGATCAGCAACAGGTCGTGTTATTCAGCGTTCTCTACCAGGAGAACCACCTAGAAAAGAAACTGGTGAATTGCAAGCTGGAATTCAGATTGGACAAGATAGACGAAGATTAACTACTATAATTTATAGTAATGTAGATTATGCGTCAGAACTAGAGTATGGTTCAATAAAAATTGCACCTAGACCGGCTTGGTTGCCAGCTTTTCTTGCTCAGTGGCAAATAATGGCTCTAAATATTACAACTAGAGCCGCAGATTTTATTAATAACTACGTTCCGTAGGTAAATAATGGCAAACTTTCACGAAACATATAAAGGTTTGGCAACAGGTCCAACTGGTATTCCGATGCGTGATGATGATGCACGCGAATTGGAAAAATTGTTGGATTCTGGTGAATATTCTCCGATCAGGAAACATTCTACGAAAGCAGAAAGTTTTTCTCCAGGGGAACGGGCTGATATTTCAGTAATTACTGATGAATCAGTAGATGGTGATAAGCAGATTATTCTTGCGAAATCTATTGATTTCTCTCGTTTTCAGAAGAATCCGATTGTTACTTATGGTCATAACTGGTATTCGCCGCCGATTGGAAAATCGTTATGGCAGAAAAAGGTTGGTAATTCTTGGAAAGCTAAAACACAATATGCTTCGCGGCCAGATAGTATTGATTCCAAAGATTGGATGCCAGACAAAATTTGGCATTTGGTGAAGTCTGGTTTTCTTCCAGGTAAATCAATTGGTGGTGTAGCTAAGTTTCGTTCTATTGAAAAATCTGATGTAGAACAAAATCCTGAATTTACTGGTGCGAAAGAGATTTCTGAATCAGTACATATTTTGGAATACTCAGTTGTTCCGATTCAGTGTAATGTAAACGCAGTTGTTCAGCAGGTTGCGAAGGGAGAAATTGATCTTTCTCCAGAATTTATTCATAGTATTCCTGAACTTGAACAATTGTTGAAAGAGATTTCTGATCGTAAAGAAGAATTGCCACGAATTAAAAATTACCAAACTGCTGAAGAATATATTGCCAGTTTGGAACGTGAAATGGAAGAAAAGTTGCGTAATAAATGTTTGGAAGCTCCAAGCATTATTAACGATATGCTAGAGGTTCAGATGGGGCGAGTGTAATTAGTTTGACGATTTATGGTGGTTAGTTTTATCTAACTAGTAAATCTAAAATGGTGATTACCCCGTTCATATTCAGTAAGTATTTTTAACACAAAAGTAATAGGAATTTAATATGGAAAAGATGTGGATTAAGTTTCTGAAGGATTTTACTGATCCTGATGGAAAGAGTTTTGTAAAAGAAACAGTTATTGAATTGGATAAGGCTGTTGCCGAATCTCTCATTAACTTGAAATATGCTGAAAAAACTGAAAAGCCAGCTATTGATAAGGTTATGGAAACTGCTTTCAAGGCAGCTTCCGAGCAACTTACCAATAAGTTGAGTGAATTGGTCACTAAGAGTTTGGAAAGTGTTTCTGAAAACATTGACAAGCGTGTTAAGAGCATTGTTAATGTGAAGCACGAACCTACTCAAATGGATGAATACTCGAAGAATTTCACTGGTGATGTGGATTTCTTTAAGGCAGTTATTAAGTCCAGTGCTAAAGGTGTACCCGTTGATGAACGGTTTACTACTAAAGCACCTTCTGGTATGAATACGCTTGATGATACGGAAGGCGGATTCTTGATTCCAGATAATGTTGCATCTGGAATTATGGATTTGGTTCTTGGTGATGAAATGTCCCTTATGGGACGTACAGACCAGCGTTCTACTAGTGGTAACAACTTTAAGACAGTTGTTGCACGCGAAGTTAGTCGTAAGGCTGGTTATCGTCATCAGGGAATGGCGGCATATTGGACTGAAGAAGCTGGTTTGTTTGTAGCTTCTCAGCCAACTTGGAGCAAGTTTTCGCTAGACTTGCACAAGATTACTGCTTTGGCTTATGTAACTGAAGAAGAATTGGATGATGCCGCTGTTGCAGTAGCTCCGATTCTTTCTAAGTTGGCTGCTAAGGCTATTATGTTCCTAGTTAATCAGTCTATTTTGACTGGTACAGGTGTAGGAAAGCCTAAAGGTATTTTGCGTGAAGAATCTTTGATTACCATTGAAAAGCGTTCTGGTCAGGGTAATGATAAGATTCTGCATCGTAATATTACTCAGATGTATGCACGTTTGCATCCATCGCTGCGTCAAGGTGCAGTTTGGCTTGTGCATCCGAACGTAGAAGAACAATTGGAATTTATCCAATTTGATGATACTACGACTGCGGGTGTTTATCCAATTTATTTCCCGTCAGGTACTTCTGCTCTTGCTAGCAAGGGTAATCTTGGTACTATGAAGGGTTTGCCGGTTATTCCGTGCGAATTCTGTTCTGACTTGGGAAATAAGGGCGATATTATTCTTGCCCACATGCCTTCTTACATGACTCTTGTGAAAGCTAATGGTGGTATTAAAACTGCTACTAGTATTCACGTTCGATTCTTGTATGAAGAACAAGCATTCCGTTTCTCGTTCCGTGTAGGTGGTGCATCGCCTTGGACCGCCCCTGTTGAAGATTTGAATGGTACTACGTTGCGTGGTCCGTTTATTACTCTTGAAAATCGTACTTCTACGCCAGTTTCGTCTGGTTTGTAATACGATAATCAGTAGTAATAGTGTTTATTTCCAATTTACAAGTTACATTTATAGGATATACTTATGCGACAACTTGCAGTTCAGAGCACGAAAGGTCGTGCTCTTTTGCAGCCAGTATCTCGTTCGACAGATTTTGAATCTTCGTATAGTTCTATGCGAAATTCTAAATGGGTCTGTTTTAATGTGCGATTTGGTGTTAATGGTGGTTCTGCTGTAGTTGCAACATTGATGCAAGCCAAAAATGTTGCTGGTGCAGCTGAAAAGGAACTTATTTTTCGTACTGGACTTGTATTTAAGCAGAATTCTGCTGCTACAGGTTCAGATGCAGATAAGTGGACTGAAGTAACTGTTACTAATTCTGATGCAACTGGTGCTCAGGTATCAATTGCAGGTGAAGATGGTTATAGTTACAAGTTTTATGTTCATAACGACATGCTTGATGCAGACAATGATTTTGACTGTGTTGCTATTCGTTTGACAGCTCTTTCTTCTACTTTGGTAGAAGTTGATATTGAATTCGAGGAACCGCGATTTGGTGGTGATCCGAATGAACCGTTGGTTACTCCGTCTGCCGCATTGGATGGTGGCGACCAATTTGGTAATTAGTATGTAGTTGCGGAGTGGGTCGCGTGGTGCCGATGGAAGATATGGGGGCGGATTAGTTAGTTTATTCATTATTATGATTACTACTAACCGCCCCCATACTTCTTATTTATCAGGTAAATTATGGGATTAATTCTGTCATCTTCACCATTATTGCATAGACTTGACTATGCTAATTTAGATAATGATGAACAAGAAGTTATAGATGCACTTATTGAAGTTGCATCAGAGTTAATTGAAAAGTATTGCGAACGCACTTTTGCTAGAGCTACTTTTACTGAAGTAATTAATGGTTCTGGTGATGAATACATTATTCTTAGAAACATTCCAATCGAATCTATTACTAGTATAGCATTTCGCAATCAGTGTACTGGTGAAGAAGAAACAGTTGACGGCGACGAGTTTACTGTTAATGAAAAATTAGGTACTGTTTATTGGAATGAGTATTCAGAGTCAACTAGTGAATTCAATGGATCATGGCCGGAAGCACAAAAGAATATTACTGCAATTTATATTGGTGGATATAGTGATATTCCTATGCCAGTACAAATGGTTTGTGCTCAGATGGTAGAAAGTATGTATGATCCAAAGTTAAGTGCAGGAATTGAGAAAGAAAAACTAGGTGAGTATTTTTATCAGATCAATGTAGATAAAGTAAGTCGTTTACTTACAGATCAGAATAAAATGCTTGCTTTGTACCGTCGGCGGCTATAATGTCTTTAGCTAATTTGCTCAAGAATTACTTTTCAGTAGCAACCAGTATAAATGCTGGACAAGATACTGAAGGTGCAGTTGATCGTGATTATCAGATACAAGTCTTAAATGAATACATAAATTGCAGAGGGGCTTTTCAGGGTGTAAGTAAAAAAGATGCAGTTGAAATCTATGGCAAAAAAGAAGATATAACATTAATTAGATTATTTCATAATCTTAAAGACTTAGAAATTTCAACAGCCACTTTTATCCTGTCACATAAAAACCCTCTGCAACGAATTACTAATTTTAATGACCGAGCAAATCTGATTGTTTATCAGTATATTGGTCAGCGTGATCCAGTAATGCACATTAGAGAAAATGTGCCGTTAGAGATTATTTTAGAACGTAACTTTAGGTGGAATATAGCATAGGATCAGAATATGGCTTCAGATTTTGAAATTTCTACAGCAGCACGTAATGCAGCATGTAATGCTATTGTAGATTTGATTGATGCTGGTGCTGGTGCTGGTACTTTAGAGATTCGGACCGGTAGTCCACCAGCCACTCCTGCTACTGCTGATTCCGGTACATTACTAGGAACACTTACTTTTTCTGATCCGGCATTTGGAAATGCTGCTACTGGTGTAGCTACTGCTTCTGCTATTACTAGTGATTCTTCAGCAGATGCTAGTGGTGATGCAGGACATTTTAGAGTTAAAGATTCTGATGGTAATGTTATTATGCAGGGTACAGCGGGTGAGGCTGCTGATACTCCTGATATGACATTTGATGACAAATCTATTGTTGCTGGTGGTGTAATTGCTTGTACCAGCTTTACTGTAACAGTTCCAGCAGCTTAATGGTGATATTAATGGATAGTTTATCAGAACAAATTACAGAATTGCAAAAGAAATTGCAGGATAGACGCCTTATTCTGCATAAAACACGTTTAGAAATGGATGAAATTGAAGCAGAATTGATTCCACTTCAGAATCGTCAGTCAGCAATTGGCAAGATGAAGCGTGCTGGACTTTCTGAAGCAGAAGTGAAAGCATTACAATGAGAACAATTAATTTTCAGTTAGGACAACCTGTTCCTGAAGCAAAATGTACTTCTCAGTATACTTTGGAAATGATTGAAACTCAACTTAAACGTGATGATCTTTCAGAAGATCAACGTGAGTATCTTGAAAAATTAAAGGAACGTAAGTATGGCGTTCAGCAGTAATGCGGCAGAAGAAGCAGTTAGACAACTACATGCAACTGCTAAGACAATGAGAGCAGTAGCTAGTAGTTTCATTGCTCAATGTGACATAGGCAGCTTAAACCTTGCCGATGTAATGAATTGGATGCGTGACCTAGGTAAAATCTATAAACCACAATGGGCAATACTAGCGACTGTACCTGGAGTTGGTGTTTGGCTAGAAACAAAGTATGGAGTTGTAAATGGCGATGATGCAATTGCTACAGCCCAAACTAATATGCAATCTATGGTAGATTTTCTTGAAGCTAACATTCCTGTAGATGCAAGTAATCGACCACTAACAATAGTAATGGCAAAAGACGGTAATGGTACAATTACCGGACGTTTGTATACAAACGCCCCCGCATTAGCTACATTTAAGGCAAAACTTGAAACATTCCGCAATACCTTTAACCCGTAAACTATATGGCAAATCCAGTTTATGTTAATGAAGGCCATAATTCGGGAAATACAGGTTCCGCTACTACTCTAGCAATTACATTACCAGCTACGCCAGCGGAAGGTGATGTAATGGTTGCAGGGTTATATACAGACAGCGGAAGAACTGTAAATACGCTTAGCGGATGGACTGCATTAACTACAGAAAGCAATAACAATAAGGTACTGCAAACATTTGTCAGAGAGGCAGGGCCAGCAGAAGGTACGGTCAAGACGTGGACATTTTCCAGTAATTATGCAAATCCTTATGGCGGTATCATCCCCTGGTTTTCTGGAGCAGATGATCCGGTCACAAATCCCCCCGATATTGTTGATGGAAACGGCACCGCAACTGGAACGGTTACTATCCCCGCACTAACTGTATCAGAAAATGAATCAGTAGCTATTAGCTTTGCTTCGCCCAGTGATAATCAAACAATTACCGGATATCCGTCAGGCGAAACAACTATATATAACCTTACTGGTACTGGTACAAGTGCCTTAGCAGCAGGCTATCGTAATGCTAATGCTGGATCAGCAGGTGCAATAGATTATACAGATAGTGGATTTAGTAGATGGACCGCTGCAAGAATAGCATTAGCTCCTACTGCCGGTGCTTCTCCTAAATTACATATGCCATTTGTAAATAGAAAAGTTTTTCAACCGATTAAGCGAGCATCAGTAAGGTAGTAAATGAGTAATAAATTATATATTGCGTTTAATGGTGCTTCGCCTACAACTGCTGCTCAAGTAAAAATGGCAGTTGGTACGTCGATACATACTATTCTTCAGGTAGCTACACCATCTACTTGTCCAATTATTGTAGTAGAATGGGGTATTTCATTTGATGGTGCCCCAGGTACAGCAGTTCCAGTTAATTGTGAATTAATTGATACTGATGTTGCAGCTACAGCAGGTACGTCTTTAACTCCTACTAAATTTTCTAGTCCAGCATCTACACCTGCATCTTTATGTGTTGGCGGTACTGGTGCTACAATGTTCAGTGATGGGGCTGTTACAGAAGGTACTATTACAGCCGCTAGAGTTCTTGATGCTCAATTGATTGCTCCAACTAATCAATATATTAAGCAGTTTCCATTGGGTCGTGAACCTTCGATTGACATTTCTAGGTTCCTTCGAGTCAGAGTTACTGCCCCTGCTGCTGTTAATGCTTTGGCGTATATTATTTGGGAGGAATAAATGGCACGTTTAGGACGTTCTCAGCCATTTAAGCCTCAGTTTCGTACTCCTCCACGTATAGGTATATATAGTAATACAGTTACGGTTACTGCTGGACGAACTACTTCTGCTTCAACATCTACATTTACTGCACCAGTATATACAGGATCAACCACACCTGAAGTTGGTAATGCAACTGTTGCAGCTTCGGCTACATATAATTCAGGTACATTTACAGCTACATCTGCTCCTGAAAATAGTGGTGCAACGTGTGCTGTAGCTGCTGCATTTGTCCCACCTACATTTTCAGCTTCAACAGCGTTAGCACATACTGGTGCAATTTGTTCAATATCAACTACGTTTGACGAGCCTGTATATTCAGCTTTAGCAGAAGTTGGTCTTTATAGTAAATTACTTCAGGATTTACTTTGCTTCAGTGGAACTCCTGTAGAAGCAGATT